GTAAGTTCTGGCGGAGTGATCTCCAAGCGGTACTCGCCGCCGATGATCTCGCTAATGGCCTTGTCCTTTGCCTCCCACATACGGGCAGACATCTCCCAAACCCTCTTGATCCAGGAGTAAAGGAGCTTTCGCTTAGGCGCGATGCGCTGCTCGTAGTTTGCAACGAGCGAAGCAATTGCTCGGCTAGAGCCGAGAACGCTAGATGGAGCAAGACCAAGGAGAAGATCGTTGAGTCCTGTGACTACAGCGATTTCACGGTCAATGCGCTTATTGTAATCTTCTACTTGGAACTGAGGAATGAACGGCGTAATCGCACGCAACTCGTTGCCAGGCCCAGGCGTTGCAACGCGGCCAGGCTTTGGAATTGCGTTTGCCGGAACCTCATCAGGGGCGTCGCCTCCAACGAGCTGCCACATCTGTCCGCCGACAACCGACTGGATCATCTGGGCCTGAGCAGTAATTCGCTCGTCCTTCTCCCGGAGAAGCTGCTCTACGTCAAAGAGTTCTGACTTGCCGTATGGGCTGCCTGGGATCATGCTGTTTCGCAATGTGACGTACGGCAGGACGCCTGCAAGCTCTGGGTGCTTAGAAACCTTAACGATGGTGTTGCCAACGATGAGTGCGTTGCACACAAGAGCTGGCTTACCTGGCTTGGTTGGGTGCTTGTACCAGTAATCAAGCACCGTGATCTTCATGTTGTCGTATGCGGTGTTGATTCGGCTTGGGTCACGATTATACTCTTTTGTGTAGACATTTGCAAGTGGGTCATCGTGGCTCGCCTGATATGTGTATGGGTGCCACTTGTTGCCGTGCTGCACTGGCACAATCTCAATGCCGAAGTCTTCCATGGCAGCCTGTGGGCTGAGGCCGTAAGTGTAGATTGCCCAGTCAATGCGGTTGTAGTTTGAGTCGCCGTAGCCAAGGTAAAGGTTCTCAGGAGTGTCAATAATCGTGACCTTAGGCAGTCCAGCTACTGGGTCCCACGAGACCTTGGCCGCGGTGTGCCCGTAAAGGCCCTTGTACAAGCATGCCTCTTCAAGTCGGACATCAAGCTCGTTAGCTTCTGCCCAGGCAAAGTACAGTCGCTCTCGTCGAGCTGCCTGTGAACGGCCGTCCTTGTCCATCGTCGTTGGTACGTAGTTGACTACTGGAGGCACAGCCTGAAGAGATGCAGGGATGTTTACGTAAGCTGGATGCACGTTAACAGAAACGTGAGCACGCCCGGCAGTGCGAGCTGACGGGTCTTCCGCCCAGTGGTCGGCACCGCCGAGCGTGAGCGTATTAGGATAATAGAAGTGGTCGTATCGTCGGAAGGTTGAGCGAAGTCGGGCCTGCTCTGGCTCCTGCATCTGCTTCTTGGTGTATGCGTCCTTCAGGATGCTGTAGTGCTCGTCATAAGCAGGATCAACATCCTTCATCATGAGAGCGGTAGACGCCATGGACAGAGCCTTCTGCTCGGCGTCAGGCAGTTTGTACTGTGGCTTTGCCATTAATCAGAACCTCCAAAATATGTGAATACCGGATTCTCTACATAGCTGTGTTGATTTCTTAACGCATGTCTTACGGCAACAGCCAGAGCCATAACAGCGTCCTGTTCCAGCTTCTTGTCATCCAGCTTGTACGCCAATAGCTGGCGACGAAGCTGCATCCAGATGCCAGTCCTAGGAAACTTAATCATCTTCTTATCCATTGTTGCTTTTAGGTCAGACAGGAGTTCAAGCTTCTTTGCCTTTGTCCCGCCGAAGTCATATCCCCTTAGTGGCTTGATGATGCTGAATTCTTGCTTGAACATCTTACCACCAAAACCTGTTTCATCTAGGATTGTTGTACAGGTTGAATCTTGATTATAGAGAAGATGCCCTTCACGAACCATATTCACTACTGCTTGAATCGTTTGTTTGCCTGTTCTCGTTCTTGCTCTAACGCCGATTATATCATTTTTTTCAGTGTTGTCAAGTGTGATGGCCCAGGTACTATCACTCAGCAGGCCAGGGTCGCATCCCTGAACGTATTTGTGCCTGGCCGTGGGGGGTTGTTCTGAAGGCATTTCATCTACGAAACAGGCGTCCACAGAGGTGGAGCTGAAGTAGGCGTCGCTTGCCTCAATGAAGAACCCGTCAATGTTCTGTGGAATCAGGTACTCTGCCTGCTGCCTAAGGATGGCATCAAATGTGTCAGGTGCTAGGCCAAACCCTACGTTGCCGCGAGTCGATAGCCTGAAGCTAAAGAACTGGGGGTCCCTATCCGGGTTGGCCGTATTGCCCATCTCCCACAGGTCCGCGTAGTCGTTAATGCCTTCCGTTGGTGTCCCGATAAAGTGGAGCTGCCCACCAGTTGACAGACGCCGAAGGTTCAGAACCTCCTGGTAGATCTGCATAAGGTGCGGCTCAAATGCTGCCTCGTCAAAGGAGATGCCGTTCATGTCCTTGCCCAGCAAGGCCTTAGCCTTGTCCTGGGTTGTACGGAAGTGAATGTTTGCCCCGCCGACAAGTGGGTGGAACTGGAGCCAGAGGTACTCACCTCGGTACTTCTTGGTGTGCTCAACAACCCTGCCAATCTCTGAGATCAGCGGGCAACCTCTGCCCTTCTGAGCTGGGTGGCCACCTTCAAGAATCATTGACACCTCTCGGTGCACCAACTCTGCCGTCTCCTGCTGGATTCCGACGTGGTACCACTCGTACGGTGCCGACTGCCATCGCATGGCGTCCTTCTGTGTTCCATCAGGTGGCTGTACTCCAAGCTTATAGAACGCGCTATGGAAAACTGCCACCGCCATTCCTAGGGTCTTGCCCGCTCGGTTACCTGCGGAACACACAGTCGTAAGATACTTAGGTCGCCAACCAGACTCATCCCTGGCTGCAATTCCCTCAACCCATTGCTTCTGACCTTCGTGAAGGTCAATGCCTAGCCAGCGCTTGGCAAAGAAGACCGGGTTGTTCCTCCCAGCCGCAAGATCTCTTGCAGCATCGCTAGTTACATTCACGCGCTCTTGCCCTTATTCCGGGCGCTAATAGCTTTGGCCTTCGACTTGGCGTCTGCCTTACTGCTTGCGCCCCAAGCCTTCAGGCTAAGCAACAATCGTGTGGGTCGTCCATTTGAGTCCCGCTCTGGCCCGGGCATGTTGCCCATGCGTGCCAGGAACGACGCACGACGCGGATTGTCTCCTGATTTAACTGGCGGGCGTAGCTTGCCGCCTTTATAAGATGCGCGACCCTTGGCGTTCAATCCTCCCTTAGGATTCTTACCTTCCTTACGAGTCCAAGCTGGCGTTGCCATCTGTAATCTCCTCCGCTTCCATCTCAATCATATGTACTACTGGTCCGCCACCAAGAATCCCAGCAAGAGTCACTGAAAGTTCTCGGTCTGCAGATTTCTCAACTCGTCGATCCATCATCTCCTGCGCCCGCAGGCCCTCCGCAAGTGTAGGCATTAGGAATCCGTCGTCAACCATTCGGATGACCTGGTCCCTAACCAGTTGCGCTAGATCTCCCTTTGCCTTGATTGTTCCCTGCTGCTTCTTGAAAGCTGCTACTGCTAGCTTCTTCGCCGCTTGAAACTCGTCGGTAAGGTGATCTCTCTTGTGTGCGCCTAGGGTAATCCTTGAGATATACCCATCGTTGTCCTTAAGCCACTTGGCAATTTGGGTGTCAGGGACACCTCTTCGCATCCGCTCGTTAATCTGCTCTGAGAATGGGCTTCTGCACGCGGCGCACTGCGCCAGCACAGGAGCCTTAGCGAGTTCGTCCATAACGAGTGTTGTCCTCATCAAGCCAGCGCTGCAGGACTAGAAGTCCTGCGCTAATAGCCGAAGCTGCGACGGCCTTTGCGCCCTCGCCATCAAGGTCAAAAATGCTTACGCCTAGCCCAAGGAACACCGCAATGGCGGTGGAGAGGGCGGCCTGGAGTGCATCCAAGCCGGCAGCAATGATCTGGTCTTTCATCGTCTTGTCTCCTTTAGCCACCTCAATCTTACCGACAATGGCCTGGGCGACTTTAAGGGCCAAAGCGGGGTCTATTGTCTGGGGTGGCGTCTTTACACTAGGGTAGTCTTTTGGACGCTCCTGGTGGCGCAAATCCACCTTTACGGGCTCTTTAGAGGTAGTCTGAGCAGCTAGCGTAGTAGCCACAAGTGCAGATGAGCTTACAGGCACGATCTGTGAGCTGAGAGCCGCAATTGGGGCAGGTGCGGATAACTTCTTCTGGGCTGCCGTGAAAATTAGGCAGCGCTTGTGGGGTGCGTCTCCTTTGGAGGCCGCAATAGCTTTCAGGTCCGCAATTGAGACCACAACTGCATATGTCTCTTTTCCCTTGCCAGTCATCGTTGGGTCCGCCCATTGTACCTTCCCTCCAACCATCGCTGCGCAGGTCATGTGACCGTACGTCTTCCCCGGGTTCCTCTTTTGATGCTTCTTGTGCCACACGCTCATCGGTACGGTTGCAGGGTATCCCTTTGCCTGCTGCACGTTAATGCCAACGACAGCGCCGGCCTTAAGAGCTGCAACGACCTCATCCCATGACTTAGCGTACTTAGGCTTTAAGCCAACAAGTGGCGCTGCCTTCACTAGCTGTAGGAGTGACGTGGGCGTACCCTGCCCCTGTACATCTTTTCTGCCAACCTTTTCCAAGAACTTGATTCCGTCTTTTGACGTGTGCGTTGATCCGGTAAGGAAGTTGGCCGCAGCCATGAGCGATGCTGGGGCACAGTCGTCCATCCAGCCGCCTTTTTCAATGCTATCTGTCTGCGTTACAATCTTAAGATTCACTACTTGCCACCATTCATCCATGCAATGATTCCACCTAGGCCGCTTACGCCTAGCAGTGCGATCACAAACTTTGCCAACCGATAAGCTCCGCGGGTCTCCGCGAGCTCAACCTTGATATCTGCCAAGTCGCGCTCAATGCGCTCAAGGCGTTCAAGGACCTGGCTGACGTCGCTCTTAGTCATTTTATGATTCAGTTACCGTGATGTCGGTAATCAAATTCTGGCATTGACCACAAAAGGCATAGCCAACAACACCAATCTCGCGTTCGAACACGTTTGGCACTCCGTTTAATGTACAAGATTCAGTTCTGCATGTTGCTG